AGTGCCGGCATTGCCATCCCAAGCAACACCCGGCTCCCACCCCGAAGGATGTTTCATTGCTACGTTTGGGCGATAGTCATTGATAGCACCCGGGCTAGTTAAAGCATCCAAATCATCGTCGAGACTCACGGCGTCCTCTAATAGTTTCGGCAGCAGTGATAGACGACAACACAAACCCATCAGTAATTTGACGGATAGATTCACTAGCAGAGTAAGCCGCTAGAGCACGGTCGTAATCTTGCTCTTCTTTAGCCTGTTCCATGTGGCCTTGCGCTTGCTTTTCAAGATCCCGCAAATAATCCACAAGAGTTATTGCATCAAACCAAATACGGTCATCAATCGCTAACACAACAACCGTATTTTTTGTTACGGGCATGAACACCCTCCACCGGTAAGCCTACGACGATGACGGTTAATGGCTTTGTCGGTGATTTCAAACCCGTGCTTTTGCAAGATACGCGCTAACTGCGGCCCCGCAATCACCCCAGCATCAACAAGTTTCTGAATCTTTTCAGACTGCACCGGGGTCACGGTTTGTAAAATATATTTGACTTTGCAAACTCCCAAACGAACTTGTTGCGGTGATGCCAGTAGTGCATCAATATCGTCATCAAAGTTTGACATTTTATCTCCTACTATTGGCTACGGTTTTCTGCTTTGCACCGAGAACACAAGATCGCCCAAGGTCTCGTTGCCAGCAACGCTAGAACTCTATTGCATCTCCAGCACCTCGGGTGATCATCTGTCACAACAGTTCTGCCGTAGGCGTCGCTCACGGCCGGACCATGCACTCAAAATTCACCGACACCATAGGTCGTAGGTTTTCGTCTTCACCCATTGGAACGATTGATCCCTGAGGCTCAATTCGCATAACGTTCACGCCACTTATTGTTTGCTCGACAACGGCACCCAACAATTGGCGAATAGTTTCGGCCTGATCTCGGGCAGTTGGATAATCTCCACGACCAGCACGACAGATCACTTGAATAAGAGGTCGATCAATAGCGGTCACCCCGGCGCCCATTGTGAAAGATGGACGATTTCCGGCATTTTCGTAGATCGTAATCAACGTGTCAGGGGTTTCCGGCATGACTGCGAGAAACATATTCGTGCCAAGCGTCCCTACACTTGCGCTCACAAGATAGTCGCCAACTGCTTCCAGAATAGTATTCATGAACCGATCTCGAATTCTTTAGCGATCATGTCAAGTACGCGAACGGTCATCCGCGCACCCATGTCTTGAGCGTACAAACGAACAGGATTTTCGAGGTACTTCCACCGGGTCGGTGGATCATGGCGGGCTCTCGATGGTGGCAACTCATGCACAAAAATTGCGTATGGGGTAGCGGGCCCACCGTAATTGATCTCGCAATATGCACGAGTACCGCTCACTCGCGGGCCAGATACTTCACCGGACGCCCGCAAATTTCCATACCGCACGGGAACCACGGACTGCGAGAGAACAAACGCCTCTTGAGCCTCTTCAAACAAAGCCTTGGCCGCAAACTGTGGGGCCTTGCTACCGGCGCGAACAAACGCATGTTGCAAAGCCTCAAGGTTCTTCACCTTTATAGCGCTAGCCATGGCCCCTCCTACTGTCCGAACGTTACCGACGTGTGATGATCGCCGTGCTCATCCTGAATTGTACTGACGTAAAGGATCTTTGGGCTTGTTCCATCGGGTAACACAATCTTGCTCAACGTCGTAACAGCATCAGGTAGCACACCATAAATGATGGCCTTGCCTGCCTCAACAATTTCACGACCATCTTTATCGCGAATAATTCGCTGCCCATACATGAGCCGCGCAGAATACGAAGTTGGTGATGCAGAGAAGGTTTGCTTACCGTACTTATCAATTGACGCTTGATTAGCAAAGATGGCAACCTGTTGCATCATCTCCGCAAAATCACGCTCAATTGTCATGGAGTATTCCTCCAGTAATTGCCACGGTTGTAATCCATTTGCCCGGTCCAGAAATCAGTACCGTTAGTAGGAGGCACGCTCTTCTCATCGGTGCGTTGCATATTGGCAGGTGAAGCCCAAGGAATCGGCGGCTCACGGCGGGCACTAAGTTCAAGCAATTCATTAGCCAACTCAAAAAACGCTTTAGCGCGATCCGAATACGACAATGAAAGGTCACCGACGGTTTTGCTTGTAGCCATGCGCGAAAACTTTGAAGCAATTGAATAGCAACAATCATGAGCAGACTGATAGATCGACTCGCCCGCTTGAACAATGCAGAAATTCACTTCAGCATCATTCAGCAACTGATCGGTTGTATCCGTGTCACCAATAAGAAAACGAACAGCATCCTTAGTTGAATTTGCAGGATCGCCGCTATAAGTCCAAGCCATTTCTTCTCCTTAATAGGCGAAAGGGGCCAGCAGGGATCACCCGCCGACCCCTTTCGTCAGGGTATTGCGTTAAACGTTAAGCAACCGCAGTGGTCATGAAGTAACCGAGGTCCGTGGCGACAACCTTGTTGTCGAACGCAACTTCAGCCTCAACACGGCTTGCCTTCAAGTATTCCATACGGAACTGTGAAGTACCGATGGTTGAACCGAGGCCACCTGAAACACCGGTCCAAGCGAAGATGTAGCCAGCGGATGGCGTCATCAAGCCCGGATTTGGTGCAACGTGGAGCAAGCAAGCAGCCTTGCCGAAGTTGAAACCGTAAGCCGCAGTAGCGCCTTCAGCGTTGGTTGCACGCACTGACTTAGCCACGAGGATACGGTCAACACCGAACAGACGTGCAAGCATGTCTTCAGTGATGACGTTAGCGGTCGTGTACTTGTAACGATCAATTACGTCAGGGTGATTCTTCAACTTGCGGAACACGTCGTAGCCAAGTACGAGGGTATTGGCCTCGTAGCCTGTGCTGCTAAGAATTGTTGCCTTTGCTGCTTCAATGGTCTCGATTGGATCCGAGTTAGCGTAATCGCTCCACTGAGTGAACTCATTTGTAGATGGGCTAGCGGAAGAAACACCCGATGCGGTGGTGCCCCATACGCCTGCAGCCATGTAGTCAGTAATGAACTGAACTTCACGACGGAGCAGCAAACGGGAGGTGACAAACTCTGCAGCCTCACGAAGAGGGTTTAGAGGGGTGTCAGCGTTAGCGAGTGTCTGATCGTCGACATCCTTATGGAATGCCCACACATCTGCACTGTATGAATCGGTCGAAAGCGTGTAACCGCCACCGGCTGATTCAGTACCCGGAGCGCGGCGCTGAGCCTCGTCACGGAACCAATCGTTCTTTGAGTAGGTGAAGTACTTGTTTGACTTCTTATCGACAGGAACGATAGGGAAAACCTTATCTGCGATAAAGTTCTGAGCCTGCTGCATATATGCAATCGAGACGTTAGTCAGGATCGCATCAATATGGACGCTGCTGATTGTTGGCTGTGGCATTTCTCAGTTCTCCTTAGAGTCCGCGACCTGCGTTGCCGCAGTTGATGACCGCAGTCACAACGTTGCCAGCAGCGCCGGTAGTGATGAAGGTTCCCACTGCATACGCGGCGGACCCGGTGGTACCGAACGCAAGCGTTACGGCAGTTGCTGAAGCCGATGCAAACAGCGGCTGTCCTGCTGAAGCGGTACCGCCGGCGTACACCTTGGTGCCGCCCGAGATAAGAACTTCTGCTTCTTGACCTGAAGTTGGGCTGTTCTGAAGAACACCAACTGGGCGGTCGGTTGCTCCACTGACAATGACCGCATAACCGGTTGCGTTGTCAATCTTCACAAACTTGTACTGTGAGGATGAAAGATCCGCGCCCGCGACGAGCGTGGTCTTAATTGCGTAATTACTGAATTCGTAGGCCATGGTTTAGGCTCACTTCCCTTGCTCGGCGAGGTATTGGTTGTACAGTTCTGGCTGCTCCGTGTACACGGCTGCCAAAGCCTGCTCAAATGTTGCGGACTTTCCGCCTGCAACTGCAGCCTTAGCCATTGCTTCGGCTTGCTCGTAAGAACTTCCCGACGGACGGGCAGACTTACCGATCTCACTAAAAATGTCAGCCGACTCGACCTTTGCGTTAGCAGCGGTGAGTACGTCTTCAACGGACTTAGCGAGATCAGAATCGGTTTCAGCCAAACGGCGCAGGGCCGGGCCAACCTGCTCGGCGTCGAGGCCGAGGTGTGCGAAAGCATCGCGTGCCTTCACGATTGCATCAGCGTCAGCACGTTCGCCACGTTCCTTGCGAAGTTCAGCCTCAGTGGCTTCCTTCGCTGCAACAGCGTCGTCGATTGACTTCTGCATTGATTCGAAAGCCTTACGGAATTCTTCAGGTGCTGACTTCATGATGTCTTCAGCGTCTGCTTCTGTTTCTTCTGGCTCTGCGGCCTTTGCCATTTCAGCGATCTTCTCAGTCGCTTCTGCAAGGGCCTTTTCAAGATCTTCGTACGAAGGCTTTTCAGCCTTTACTTCTTCAGTGGTCTCCATGGGAACCTCCTCGGTTGACTTTTCGGTTACGTCACTCGGCGACTCAACACTGTCATCCAGTGCTTCTAATACCGCGTCATCCGAGGCTGCTTTCATTACTAGCCATCCCTCATGCAGGTGTGCCGGATGATCGACACCGGATGTCTCTTCGATGGATAGATTGACCATCTTGCGAGCCGGTCGTGACATACCAGTTCCTCCCTGCATTAAAAAGCGAGCCGCCATCCACGTTAAGTGGGCGACGACCCGCAGGTCTCGACTAACAGAAGATTAGCACGACCCCGGTTGGGGAAGTGAGTTTAGTTATCCAATTTTTACGTTACTTACGGCCGTGAAATATGTGGGGTCAGATTTCCAGCATTGTTTGCGGACCACCATTGATTACAACAGTAGGACGCGCACGAACTTTTCCTTTAACGGCAGACAACCGCACGTCAACCTGAGCATCAGGAAACGCCCGAACAAACTTCACCACGTCATCGGACAGCAACTGCTCAATCCACGCCCGCAACAGCGGAGGCAGATCATCAGGCAGGGGGTTAGCCAACAGGCTCACCAAGAGATGCACGCAACTGCCAGCGCCACTTCTTGTGCATGTCGTCACGGTCAGCAAGGAAATTCGAGATGCCCGGCTCATTCTGTGACTCGGCCACAAGGAATGCGGCATTGATCCGCACGAGCACGGCGTCATTCATTGCAGCAAGACCGATAGCCAATTGGCGTGCATCGCGGGACTCTACCGGGTCAGTGGTGGTACGGAGGGCCTGCATGTCGGTCAGGGACGCTACAGCGAGCCCGCCGGCCTTAAGGATGTTCTCAGCGAGCGGGTCAATGCTGTCCGCGACATCGCTATAGATCTCAGCGAAGAGTTCATGGTATTGAGCAAAGTCAGTGCCCTGCACGTTCCAGTGAGCGCCCTGAACAGCGGTCTGCATGGCGTACACGTCAGCGAGCAAGGGGCGTAGTACTGCCACAACTTCAGGGGCTGCCTTAAACATTGGCGTGGCCTGCTTAGCGAATGAGGTACTTACCCCATTGTCATTGGACAGAAACATTGTTACTCCTCTAGTAAAGTACCTTACCCGCTAGGTAAGTCTACAAGCACACTTAAAGCAATCCCAGCAATGTGAACACTTCAACATCATCGTCTTCACGGATTCGCTTCATGCCCGCTACTCCGCCAGTAACAATACTAATACCACTAAGGGTCGCAGTGAAGGTGAGATATGGGGCCTTTGATTGCTCGGGAGAAAACATGAGTGGCAAAGTGCCTGATGTTTGATTCGGCTCAGGCGGTGCGGGTGGTTCTGGGATGTAAGGCGTACCGATGACCAGCCCGGTGCTCACCGTTGACCCGGAAATAAGCCCTGAATCGCCTTCGTAGCCCGCAACAGATCCGTTGCTAGTCGTTGCCCCGGAGATAACTCCCGTGAACCGTGGGGCCCCTCTATTTGATCCTGAAGTGGCAGTTGATCCTGTTACTGAACCCGAGTGGCCCATGATTCCGGTCGCAAGACCCGCAGATCCAGTTGATCCGGTAGCAGCCCCGTTTAAGTTTGGAGACAGCGTGACCGCAATGACTGCAGTCGAAACGCCATACACTGAACCGGTGAGTAAAGGATTTCCGTCATAGGAAACGTTTGCTGACCCGTAAAGAATTCGCGGGTCGTCATAGGTGATCGGAGTATCGAAACCGCCCATGGCTATGAAAGTGATTCAGTCAGGTTTCCGGTAGCGATTGTGTAAGTACCCGCTGTGGCAAAGGACTGAGACGTATCTAAAGCGCGTGAACCATAAAACGTTCCCGCCGTCACAGCCGACCAATACCCAAGGTAAGTGATCGTGTTCGAACCGGGGACATCGAAAACAATAACGGACGCGCTAGAAACAGATCCACTCGCAGCGGCGGCCCACACCACACTCTCACGGGTATACGATCCGCCCGTAACTTCGTTAGCACCATTAGTGGAAGGGTCGCCCGTGTGCAAAGAAACATATCGCACCGATCCGGTGAACCCGGTCAGCATAAGATTTTTTCCATCGTTTACTAAGCCCACTGTCACTCCTCAACGATTCGTAAAATATTGCCGTGATCATCACGTTCGACGCGCCTAATCTTAGGCTTGTCTTCAGGCATGACGACATTAACGGTAGGACTAATTGATTTCATTGCTTCAGCGACAGCGGTAGCGATCTGCTGCCCAATGTCGATTGGTTGCTGAGGTGAATCTTCAGCCTCAATGCGGATAGCGTCTTCAAACGGTGCCATAGCCTTACCGACGTACTCTTCAGGAAGGTCAGCGAGAAGGCGCTCGGCACGGCCGCCGATTGAGTAGCCGCGTAACTTATCGTTCTTCACTAACTCCCATGCCCATGGCTCCCACACGACACCAAGGAAAACAGTGTTAGCGGGGAAAGTCATGTTTGTTGTAGCACCGCTTTTTTGCACCATGGGTACTTCAACGGGATACGGCCATGCCATGACTTCAACGAACTCACCTGCTACTACATCGCGGTTGTGTTGCAGCCTGATGCGACGGTCACCCTTGCGGACGTATTCCCAAACGGCTTTCTGTAGTTCATCGGGGTCTGTCCATTCGGCGTGTGCATCCATGCGATTGGGGATGTACATCGGGCCAAGGGTGAACATACGCTCTGGCACGGCTTTAGATACGAGCGTTAATTCATCTGACTCGATACCGATACTTTTTGTTGCAGGCTCATCCATATATGCAAGATCATCCGTATCGATATCAGGATTTTCGCTTGGAATATCCCAAATAGTTTCAGGAGATGCAGCAACATCTGCCGCAATCAAATCCCATAATTCAGATAATTCAGAATCCAACGGAACCAAACTATCTGTTTTTTCTTTGCCACGCACTATTTCTGCGGTAATTGAAAAAATATCACTTGCTTTAGCCATCTTTATTCATTCCCCTTATTTAAGAAAGACTCGTAAGCATCCGCGTCGCGGATAATTAAACGGCCTTTACTTCCCTCGGCAATCAATTTAGGGCCTGCCGAAAAATCAGACGTATCAAATAATTGAATTTTGTCCATACCTTTAACCGCAGTTGGAAAAACTTGCGAAACTGATTTATGTGTCCCTCTAATAGTGTGTTCAGGAACACCTCTACCAGTTTCTGCTTCGCGTTGTTTCGCTAACCGAACGGCAGTCTCAGTTGGAAGAGTCGCGTAATATCCATTGACTGTATAACCAAGTTTATGCGCTTTATCTATTTTTCCCTGCAAACCTTCAGCGCTTGAATCACCCGTGCCATCAAGCACAACGTCTTGACGACGCTCAAATGCGGCTTGTTGAACACGTTTTGCAACGTATGAAGATTCTTCATGCACAAACGCTGCGGCTTCAGAACCAGTAGTGCCGCTGTCAATTTTTGCTTGAAATTCAGGAAGTTGCACTTTTACGTTGTCTGAATTAACGGCAACGGCTTTCCCTCTATAGTCACCAATAACTTTGGATTCCATGCTTGACTTTCCAGCAGCGGGGCCTCCCCCGAGCATACTGTAAGTCAAATCTTTTGAAGTAGGCACCCCTGTTACTGAGTCAAGAACAATTTTATCGTGGAGCGCTTGACGTTCCGGGGTGAAAATAGGAGCGCCGTTTTTGTCGCGCCCAATAATATGCGCCCCAGCGGATCCGTCTTTTAATTTAGCAAAATCTTCGTCGCTTACTTTTGTACCGTCGCCCATACCGGGACGCTTAACACCAGTCTTAGGTTCGACCTTTGCGGGAGCCTTAGCCCCAGCGCTTGCAGATCCTCCACCCTTACGGCCATGGACTGACTGATCAGAGTGACCCGGATGTTTCTCGAACGGTTCACGAGCCTTAGTCGCACCAGATAGGCCAGCGCCAAAGAATCCAGCGACAGTTTCACCAAAGTTATGTGACCGAGCAAACTGTGCTTTACGTCCCATGGCCCCATCAATGAAACCTTGATGTGAGGCAACAGAAAACGCCGCACCTTCAGTAGCGTGAGAACGTGTCTTACCGGCGTGTTGACTGATCAACGCATCGCGCTTACCAACGGACTCGCTTACTTTACGGTCGACGTGATCTTGACCAAATGCTTTTGCCGCCTTGCCGTGATCATATGACGCACCGTAGGACTCGACAAGATTGCCGCGTGAAAGATTCTGCTTGATAAGAGTCTTGCCTTCAGGGGAAAGATCAGTACCCGCGCCACCACCATGACCGCCATGAACTTTTTGATCACTGTGACCCGGATGCTTCAACACAACGGTTGATTCTTTCTTCATACGGTTGCGCTTATCTCCCGGCCACATTCCCGTAACCTCACGGTGACGAATAGCGCAATAGCCCTTAGCCTGCTCGCTGCTCATGTACTTGCCTACAGCGGCGACACATGAAGTAAAATCTCCACCGGCACCCCATGACACTTTGCCCTTGCCGCCGCCGCGCCAATAATCGCGCAACGATTCAGGGTTACCAGCCTTGTCTATGCTGTTTTCGTCAGCGAGGTAGGCGTAACTAGCAAAATCTGTAAGATCTTGTTGATCCATGGAGGCAAGAAGTTCAATCTCCCCATCTTCTTCTTCGTCGGATAATCCAATTGGCCCCCCAACCAGCCAAGCGGAGCAGGAACGGGCGGCAGCACATTTGAACTGAAACAGTTCGCAGTAGCCGAGGTCGGCGGAGGTTACTACCTCTTCGCCGCCTTCCCCGATAGCGTCAGCGATAGCGGTGCGGATTTCTGGCGTGATGTTGAAGGCAGAGCAATTTCCGCAGTGGGTTGTGAAAGCCTCTTCTGCGGAAACATCCCAAACTGCGCCCAGTCGCTCCCAGTAGTCACCGGGCTCCTCAGGATTCATTGGGCCATACAAATATTCGTCTATAGCGTGCTGACGGTTTTCAATGTTTATGTGTAGATCTGTGATCGCTTCTGGGATGGCGCGCTTCTCGACCTTGCCTAGTATTGTGTTCGCCCATGTGCGGCCAGCGTCACCGCCCCACGCATACCAAGCAACCATACCGGGGGTTGGATCAGTGCGGTCTCCCCATCCCTCAGCCTCTTTATCCACAAAATGTCGAGCGAAATAGGCCCTCATCTTAACGAGGGTTGCGCGACTTACAGTTCCACCGGAGGCGAGTTGATCGGCTCTATTTCTACCAACTGACGTGAACCCGTCACCCGATTGACCATCAGCGATCCACTTGAGGGCAGTTTTAGCAGCGGATTGCACCCCTTCGGGTACTTGATAGCCCGCTTCCTTAATCAAGTCTTCGATGGGGTTAAGGGCAGACATCTTGTGACCTACGAGGGTCTCTGTTGCAGCCCAACCTTTAGGACCTTTACGGAAGATCCGCAGCAGAACAGCCGGATCATCTTCCGTGGCTTCAATACTAAAGTCGCTATCGGGTATACCGAGGACTCCTTCCCGCATGATGTGCTCGATCTGTCCTCTGGCTGATCCGCCGGAGGAACCCCAGACCGCGAAGTCTCCCTCTTTCCATTCGGCTTTGTCTAATGGGCGACGGCGACGGCCCCCCATTACGGCATCGACGTGGACATCGGAGACAGTTGGATCTGCTTTGAGGACGTAACCGTCAACTGTGAGCAAAATTGAGACCGTGCCGCCATCTTTCAGCGTTTCAGCCCAAGCCTTTTCCATGCCCTCTGGGGCGTCAATTTCTTCCGGTGAGGAAATGCCTACAGTGTCTTTAATGATGACTGCAGAGGCCCAAGAATCGTCATTATGGCCGTGTTCTAGTCCGCGCTTCAACAATTCTGTAGCAATAAGGTGATGTGCTTCAATTTGGGCCGCGTCGACAGGGGCTTTTTTGTCCGCTGCTTTGTGTAGGGACATGAGGCGCTCATCCGAGAGCCCCGCAAGACGGGTCGCTGTATCAGTCACGCTCTGGCCTCATTCAAATCAGGGTTTGGTCTGTCTAAGGTTACCGCGTTATGGACAGAGCAAAGGGAAGTTTGCTTTTGCATTTCTTTGCTCTTCCTCACTTAAGTCATAGAATGCTGCAGATTCACCGTCAAGAAAGCGATCCCATGGGGCTACAAGGTCACCAAGTTCTTCCGGGTTAGTGCGTGTATCAATTGTGTTATCCGGCATTTGCGGCCTCCCTAGCCATTTGTCCACCACGAGTTTGATCGGGGTTGTCTTTACGCCATTGAACCCACGTTATGGATTGCACTTGATGCGCTGACAGTCCATGTTTTGCTGCTACCCGGCGATAAGAGTCAGCAAACGCGGGATAAAGACCCGAAACCCCAAGCGTTTTGTTCGAAACCGGTGAGGCACCGCGTGCCTTCCAACCCGAACCGCTGAAATACTTGTATTCATCGGACCCCGAACCGTACTTTTTACCCATCGCAATACTGAAAGCATGAGAATCAACCGTAATGTCATCGTGCTTACTTTTAGGATTGCGAATGTTGTTATAGAACGAACGAACTTTATGCCCATTAAGCACCATGTCCGGTTGCTCTCCATCAGAAATCCTCACCGCACGGCCAAGATGTTGAACGCCGCAAGTAAATTTGACGGGGGCTACAAGACCGGTGAGATCGTCAACCGTTTTCAACGATTGCCCATCTTTATTTGTGCCGATACCTGAAACACGGTAACCCATTTGGGCTTGAGCCTTCATCAAAGCGGCCCGCACATAAGGATCTTTAATGTCCGACATGCGCTTGCCCTGTAGTTCTGCAATGGCCGGCATGTTGTGTATTTCGCCATCCATAGTGCGGCCATCTACTTCCGATTTTGCCCATTCGTAAAGTGATCGAGTATCGCCCTTGCCTTTAGTGCGTTGGTGATCCATGAGGGCGCCAGTTTGAATTTCGTGGTTTTCTTTTGTTGCTTTAGCCATGTATTCAACCGCTGTAACGTTATCGCCCCACGGTTGCTGTGGGCTTGTCGCTGCAATCATCCCGGCGGATTGTTCATGAGTTACGCCATATCGTTCTGATATGTCTTTAGATGCGGCGTTTGCGTCGCCGTACCAGTTTTGTCCAGCGGGATCTGCTCCGTCGATATTGGCTCGACTGAGGGTTGCTTCAATGTTTGCATCCATTTGATCTGATGTAATACCGAGGGTTGTGAGACCTTCGTTGACTCGACCTTGCATATCGGCAGGTAGCGCCTCCAGCGAGGTCGCCTCATGAATAAGGTTTGCATCTGCTTTTGCTTGATTTTTTGCGTCAGTGCGTCGACCGGTGTGTACACCGATTCGTCCTTGACTATCGGGGTGCATTGCCGCATACCCGGGGCGTGAAAGATCACCGTGCTTCAACAAAGGAACAAGACCGGGAGCAAACTTTACGACTACTGAGTCTGAGCGAACTTCTCCCAGATCTGTTGCGCGTACTTGTCGATCTCTTCGTCCGTAGCCGTCGACAAATCCGGCAACTCCACTGCCTGCAATTTCTTTGGCGAGTTCTCCTGTGCCACCTGTACCGATCTCCTTAAAATTAGCGACGTCCCAAATACTAATCTGGTTACGCCGTTTCCCTGCAGTTATTGCTTTCCCACGATCCTTGATGTTGTCGGATACGTCGAGGTAGACCTTACCATCTTCAGTGTTGTGCCATAACCCGAGGTATGAACCCTTAGTTAGGGACGCTTTATGTGTCTTCAAAAATGATGAAAGATGAGCCGGACCTTTCTTAGCGTCAAAGAATTCATCCGCATCAACGATGTCGCCCTTAGTGCCGCCCTTAGCGACCATGAACCCAGTAGTTGGCTCCGACCCGTCAAGCATGTTCACCGACAAGCCACCATTGGCTTTTACCCGCTCAAGGATGGATCCAGCGACTTCAGGTTTTACTGACACGCCGGGGCCGCGCCGCCCATGAACTTTTTGATCGGAATGACCGGGATGCTTCAAAACGGGAGTAAGACCGGGCTCAAAATAGATTTCGGTCATGAGGTAACCGCCGCATCTTGCGCTTCCAACGCATCCAATTGAGTAATCCATGAACCAAGATCCTGAGAAGGTAATCCTTCAAGCCCACGAGTAGGCGGGACAAGAACGGCTGTACAGCGGCAATGAGGATGAGCCGGTGGCATTACGTCACCATTACCAAACGTTCCGTTCCAAGGTACCCGCGTGCCCCGCATAGCAGCACATTCGTCACATGGCTCCCCGTAACTCGACCCACGAGGCGCCGTGCGCCATTCTTTCATCGAGGTGGGATCCACGAGACCGGCTTTATCTGACGCCTCCCATGATGCAGCGCGACCAAAGTTTTGAGCCTGTTGCACTTCAGTGCGGGCAATCATTTCAGCGCGGCGACGAATCAACTTATCTCGATACTTTTTCGTCAAGTTATCGGTACGGGCACGGGCATCATCGAGTGACACACCGGCCTTCACCATGGCCGTGAAATTCTTTTCATCAAAATTCAGCACGGCACGAGCCCACCGTGGATGAAGGCCAACAATTTGCCGTAGTTCACGGGCTGTAGCGTCCACTGTCCGAGGTTTTGTGAATGCCTGTGAGATTACTTGACGAATAGCGAGACGGTTAGCGTCAGTGATCTCGCGCACGAGTTGCGCTGATCGTGTTGTCGCATAATCGGTCGCCCGGGTGCTGATCGTGTTAAACATTCGCTCAACGGGGGTTTCAAGAGCAAACTCGATACCGGGAGGGGGTGGCAGTTGACTACCCGGCAGGATAATGCCTGATTCAAGTTTCTGGCCTGTATAGGCAAGAGCGGAATCCATGTTGAACTGTGCTCGAGGATTAGAACGCAAAATACGGCGAGCCTCTTCAGTGCCGCCCTTAATAACAATGCCCCGCATCGTGTCACGCATAAGCATGTCAATGCGATCCATGTTGATGTTTGCAAGCAAACGTTCCAACAGATCGGGATCAAGAGCCGTTATAGCGCGTGCGTAAGCATCGGGATCCATCTGTGTGCCCAATACCCGCAATGCTGCAGCAACACGCTCAGTGAGCGACTGCTCCAACGGGGTAAGCGGGGCCTGAGGGCCAGAGCCGCCGGGATTGCGACCCTTGCCACCAATGGTCAACGCCATAACTACTCCGTTGCGGTATCAGTGCCCGGCTTTTCAGTGTTGTTACCTGAACCCGGGAACGACGGTTTGTTTTCCTGATTCTTGCTTTGCACGTTCGGCAGTGCGCCGGGGAATGCAGGCTTATCGGGAACAATACCGGTACGTTCAGCCACGATACGTTGAGCGGGCGGGAGGGCCATGAGGTTCTTCACGTCATCGGCACTCATCTGCCCCGATCCGCTGTCTTGGAAGTCATGCGAAGCGGGTGGAAGACCGGCAACTTCACGCAAGTGATCTTCCAGAGCGGGATCCGGTGCGAGCACTCCAGCGGTTGTCATCTTCGCCACGAAGTCCGCGATCTCAGCAAGATCAACGTGCGCGACTTCGCTGTATTGCAGCACGGGCGGACGGCTAGCGTCCATGCCATTCAAGCGTAGTAGGCGAGGGATGGCGTGCTGATTGACGGTATCTGCAATGGTTTTAGCAATAGAGTCAACGGACATGGACCATAGATCCATTTTTGTTGCACCGAGAGCGAATGAACCCACGCGATCTTGACCGAGGAGAATGAAGTCCGATAGGACGCTCATAGCAATGCGGGCATCCATGCGGGAAATGATTTTGTCTGTGTCGAATTGGCGTGATCCGCCACTACTCAACAGGGTCAGGTCAAACAGTTTGTGGCCTGATTCGTCGTACACCATTGGGAAAACGATGCCCTCGTTTTCATTGCGTTTAATCGACGTGACCATTTGCTGAATTGCTGCAAGTACTTGCTTTTGTTCAGCAGTGGCAGTGCTTGACAGGTATTCCGGTGGGACGCTTGCGATTGGGAGACCGGCAAGGTCACGCTCGATACCGATGGCTTCAATTTCTTCAATGCGACGCTTGTACCACCAAGGGCGGAAAGCGTTACGCAACAGTGAGCGGCCTTCAGGGTTGTTTTTTGCTGCAGTGGTGCGGAATAACAGAGCCTTTTCGATAGGGATCTCTACGTTGCCGTGTCCACTGTATTGATCGACTTGCTGCATTCCTTGAATGCCGCCGTCTTTATCAAACGTCCATAGGTAGAGTGTTTCTTGGCCACGGATAGCCCACTTGCGCCAACCAATTTTACCGTCGGTGTATTTTGAACGCTTTGATGGATCTTTTTGTTCGGGGTCAATGCGGCGCTTGTATACGATTTCGTGGAATGACCAACCGTAAATGCACATGGAAAGAATTTGTGACAGCGTTGAGTCCCATGAGTCGCTCATGTCGTTGAGGCATGATTCAATGAACTCAGCGGTTTCTACATCGTTTGTGTCTGGTTCACCGTCAGGGGTGTTGTCGCGGTAGGGATCGACGCGCCATTCAAGGCGGGTAATAACTTTCTCGATGGCATACAGCACGGCGCCAATGACGGGATCGTTGTCCGACATTTCGCGGTAGGTGCGTACACCCTGAATTCCGCGTAGTCGGGTGAGGAATTCGTCATAGACAAATCCGCTGGTCCGCTTAAGACCAGAGGTGCCTAGTTCTCCTAGATCAACCCGGGGTGCCATGAATCTCCCGCCACGCTAGTCGTTGTCGGGCTGCGCGAGCATCCCGGTCACTAATGTTAGTGCTTCAGTTTCTGTAAAGCCTGCGTCCTGCAATGCCGTGTAAAACTCGTGTATCTGTGCTGCCCATATTCCGAGCGGCGTCAGATTAGCGATCACCCCGGCGTCACTGTCCATCGTGTCAGTGTACCGGGGTGAGGGCCGTTGGTGTGCGTTATGGGGTGACTAAGAATCCTTCTTCGAATAGTTGTCGGGCTGTGCGCTGGTAACTTCCCTGCAGTTGGTGCAGGACTCCGGTGTCGACGAGTTCTTGGAACAGTTCAACGATTTCTACGTTGGAAAGTTCGCCGGATTCGTATTCAATGATTTGAGTGACGAGTTGTTTCATGATGCTACCGCCTGTTCTGTGAGTTGGATGGCTGCTACGAGTTCTCCGACGTTGCTGCCGCGAGCGTAGGAGGAAATGTTTTCGATGTGGAATTGAAAGATTTCTTCAAGTTCCTTGACTGAGTAACGTGCGATCTTTTCGTCGCCGATGCGGACGATGGGCCAGCCGGTTTCCCACCTGACTACGCGGTAGCCGGGGCTTTCAACGATTTCGACGTATTTCAGAGTTGTGACTACGCGCTTGGCTTGTTTGATGTGGTGAGTGTTTAGCACGATGGCTGCTTGGCCTTCTTTCCCGCTCAGTGTGGGAATTGTTGAGTGCCAGATTGCTTCGATTGAGCGGTTTTCTTTGTCGTGCTTGGTGATTTCTGGGGTGCGAATTGTGGTCATTTTGGGTCTCCCGTCCCTCGTTGTATAACCAGTATATCAAACCCCGGTTTGGTGTCACGCACCGGGGTGGGCGTGTTGCAACTTAATGCGTGTGAGTTTGAGTAGCAGGCTTGCCGTTCCAGACTGAAGCACCGGCATAACTAGAAATTGAAACGTAAGGATCTTCGCCGTAGAACTGTGGGCGACGAACAAACGTCTTACCGATTTCGTAGCCATCGGCGGGAACTACTTCCTCGCCATAGATTGATTCGCTCAGGATTTCTTGACCGACCTTGATCAGCCACACAGACTTTGCCGAGGTCTTGACGACTTTGTAGAAATCAATGTTTGTTTGGTCATATCCCCATGACGATTTGAAGATCGTGCCGGGCTTGATGTCGATTGCAGTGCTCATTTTGGGTCTCCCGTCCCTGTTGTGTACTTTCAGTGTACCACACCCGGGTTATGTATCAATTACCGGGGGGTGTGTCGCGCTATAGATCTCGGAAATCCGCATCCGACAAATCATCAAAAATGTCTCGCGCGGGACGCAACTCCAAATCAATCCGATAACCCGGAATCACCGTAGCAATCAACGCAACAGCCTTCTCATACTTGGATTCCAAACGCTTATGCAACGGACCCCACGGGATCCCATCCAAACGCCCGGCATTGTCAGCCACGTTAGCGGCCTTAACCCACTTGCCCACCGGATCGGCCAGAGCCTTACGGATACTGACCTCATAGTCCTCCCAATTGGCTTCTGAGGTGTGTTTTGTAACCGAGGCAACCGCGCTCACTACGGCAGGTGAAGCGCCATAATTTGCGAGATCTTGCAACGTGACCGCGCTGTCTTCCACTACGTCATGCAACAATCCGGCAATAACAGCGTCATCACCGAACCGCCAAAGTGATGCACCGACTCGAACAAGGTGCAGGATGTATGGGTGGCCTTGCTTATCCACCTGCCCGGCGTGGGCTTCAATTACTAATTGCAGGGCACCTTCAACGGTGCTGAGGTCGTAGTTCATGATTCCTCCTTGGTCAGACGCAAGTCATTCATCGCCTCACTCCACGAGCAGCGTCCATGTCCCAGTCATTAAACAATTCAAGGATCGAGTCAGCGAAGTCAGGGCAATAAACCCACTTAACCGCTGGATCTGAATACCAAGATACTTCTACCTCGATGCCGTTGCTTTGGACATGGAGCCAAGCATTAGGGCCACCGAAGGTTACGAGTAGCGACACACTAAACAGGTCGCCACTGCTGGAGTAGGTGCGTCGTATGTCTAGGACATCTGAAACGAATTCGTATGGGTCACCTGTTTCTGATGCTTGAAATACTGTGTCGGCTAGGTGTTGTGCGTATTCTTTTGTGCTGTTGTCGCTCATGATTCCTCCGATACAAGTTTCCAGCCCGCTTGACGGCAATCCGAATATTTCTTTACCGGTTTATTTTCTTCCCATCCGATAAGTTCCCATTCAGAACCAAAATTGGTGACATAGGGCTTGAGCACAACGTATTGCTGTGGCGGATTTGCGCGATCTTCATATTCGAGAACATCGCCGATCTTTAGGGTTTTGTAGTCAACGCTCATTTTGATGATTCCTTTCCGAAAATGATTTGTGCGGTGCGCTCTTGGCGGCACTCAGGTGAACAGGTCGTGATGTATTTTGGGCGCTCTTCAGGGAGTGGCCCGCCGCAAACGGCGCATGTGTTCATGCTGCCTCCGAATTGATGTCGCGGATAAGCCATGGCAGGGTGTCGAAGTAAATGCCTTCGAACTTAGCAATGCGCTTGTCGTAGTCGAGTTCTACGCGCTCACCCTTGCGATTGATTTTGTATGCCCAGATCGCGTAGTCGTCGCTGCCACGGTTGTAGGTGATCTCGCACCATTGGGCAAGCCCGTGACTTGAGCCGTAACGGAAGCGTAGTTGGACGCCTTCAGGGACTTCACAGAATGATGCGTTGCGGGCTGATACCGCTAACCAAGCATCGGTGCCGATTTGCTTTTGGATGGTCTTGGCAATGTATTCGGTGCTCATGATTGCTCTCCTTCAATCGCGGCGGTTAACGCAAATGACAGAATTGATCCGGTGGCCAGTAAGCCGATGATGATTCCGCAAGCAACGGCGATGGTCTCTAAGGCGCTCATTTGTAACCGCCCTCGGTGCAGTAGCCGTAAGCGTGGTCACAACTTGCGTGTTCCCAGCCCTTGTATCCGGTTTCTGCGGCCTTGTCCAAAGCGGCGACGTATTCGGCGCAGGCTTCTTCCCACTCTTTGGTTCCAACAATGCTTTTCATTTCTGGGGTCTCCCTCTCTCTCGGTACAACCCCAGTTTAGCATACCCCGGTTAAGTCTGTTGTATTGACCCCGGCAAAATCAGCGTGTCGACCGGCGCACGCCCAATAGCCGCATCCAAACACCGCGTCTTCACCCGCTCAGCGAGGGTCAACGGCGTATCCTCCTGAAACACAGCAATCCCGGTTACCTTCACCGACTGCACCCCACGGATAGCATCCTCACGGCCCATTGCATAAGCCTCCTGACCCACCTTGAACGCATCAAGCGACTGAATACCTTCAGTCATTGCCTCACGCTCATTCTCGCGAATCTCGGTAATGAACGCGCAATCGCAAAGTTCATCATTCTGCAAACGGCACAACGGGTCATGAGTCACTGAAAAACCTTTCAAGAGCATTCTGTAATTGTTCGGTATCGGTATAAAACCATTTGCCATCAATGCCACTATTTTTTGATTCACGTTCAACCACTTGATCAATGAGTTGGCAGTAAGTGCAGATCGTTGGAAGAATCAATTGCGGATGAGGGGCCGGGCATAACGGATCATGATTTTTCATCAATAACCTCTTCCCACAACCGTTTCTGTATTGCCTCCACGTCTCCAAGAGCGGCCTTGTAACCGCGCTTGAATCCTTCGTCGCGTGCGATCTTAATGCCTAAACATTTATCACACCCGGTATTGGAACTTCCCCCCTGACCACGACCACATAGTTCATCATGATCGGGACGAAAATTTGCGGTGTGGGTGGTCATTTTTCCCCTTCCCCGTATTTGTTACAGAATCTGCTACAGCAAAGATCTTTCCAATGATGTAGCCAACCGTGAAACAGATAAGCCCAAACGCAATGATGATAGCCATGTCAATCATGCGGAGAGCCTAGCCCTAGTTGAGTCATCAACGTGAGAAACAACTATCCCAAAATTGGTTTTGCCGTAAGTAAGGTATTTTGCAACGGTCCTAGGCGATAGATTGAAAATGGGTGCGGCGACTGAACAGAGGCCGCTATGTCGTGGGCGTGTCCATTCAAATTCTTCACAAAAATTGCGAATAAAATCTTCGCTGTATTTAGGAATCCTTTTCGACATATAAATCCAATTCCATGATGTATGCGAGGGTCATTGCGTCTGCTTCGTCTGTTGTTGAAGGAATTAAGGTAAACCCTAAACAGGCTAAACAATCTAAAATATCGGCCGCGTAAATATCATATTCATCAGTGTCACGAAGCCATTCGGCAACGGCCCATGCGTAATTTCTTTGCACTTGAGCCTGATCTTTATTTTTAATCATTGTTCCTCCCAAACGCATGGACCGCCCCAACAGAAATCACGGAGCAGAATGTTTGCAACAATAGCAACCACAATAATGCCCAGATACAACACAAACCAACCCCGAGGTGTAAGCCTTACTCCCCGTCGTTGATTTCGTGATCGGCTAATGCTGTTTCGAGTTTGTGACACAACCGTCTCCCTTCCTCGTAAGACAATAAGATTTTCAGATCCGGGCTGAACGTAATAGTGATCTCGAATGTTGAACCGCGTTCTATAGCGATTGTTGGTTCGATGCGTTGAGTGTGCTTTACCCACATTGATTCTCCCTAGATAGTTTGGTGCCCGGGGGTAGCGAGTCGCTGCTAGAACGGGGGAGAACTAGCGGTCGCATAACCCCCGGGCGGGGTCCGGCGCTAAATCGGATGGGGGTCACGATCTAACGCCGGAGTCTTTTAGTCGAGACGTGACTCGACGCTTACTTTCAATCCGTAGGAGGCCAATAGGCTGGCTGCTCCACGAGCGGCAGCGCACGCAACTTCGTAGGATTGAGATCCACGAGTGCTGGTGGCGAATTCGTACGAGGCGATGTAGTAGCCGCCCGCGTATGAATCTGGGCGACCGATGCCCTTGCCCTTGAGCCATGTCACGATCTTGCCGCGTGCTGGGCGGATCTTGACGCCGGCAAAACCGCAAACGCCGCTAGGGACGTAATAGGTTTTCTTGGCGTAGTCGATGTCGTTGCTGCCTTCGCCGAATATTGACTTTGCTGTACCGACGACGATTGGTGTTGGTACACATGCTGCGGCTGCTGTTTCTGCAGCGGCGCGGGCTTCAATAAATACCTGAGCGATGTCGTCAGGCAAAACTTTGGTTGCGATAGTCGCTGTGCTCATTTGGGTCTCCCGTCCCGAGGGCCTTTCCCTCTCTTACATAAGTAAGCGTACCATACCCCGGATTAGTTCTTTACACCGGGGGTAGCGTGTCGTCACATTCCCAGCGGTAGCGGGTCTCAAGCCATGCAATGTACTCAAGACCCGCATCCTCGCTTGGATCAGAAAGGCGGCTCATCACCAACCGGGCTAGTAGCCCATGGATCATTCACTGCAGCAACAGACGGCGCCGAACGCTTCACGGCTTTAGCCATCCGCAAATCCGGGCCAGCGTTATACACCTGCACTGAAAGAGTCTGACGTTCAACACCTTCTTTAGTCGTATACTTCTCCGAATAGGCACGGCCCACAACAATTACGGCGTCACCTTTAGAAAACGCTTCAGTAATGTTTTCGGCCATCTGATCCCATGCGGTACAACGCCACCAAGTGGTCTCACTCTCTTCCCACTGCTCGGTGTCTTTATTCTTCACTGACTTCGATGTCACCATAGTGAATGACACAACAGGTTTCCCACCTGCAGTAAAACGAAGTTCAGGATCCGCACCAAGGCGTCCAGTTAACGTAACGGTTGTGCTCATTGTTTTCTCTTTTCTTTAGGCGGCAGACATGCGCTGCTGATTTTTGATAATAATGTTGATTCTCTTGCGTACTCCTTGACGTTCCCGGGCAGTAAGTCCACCCCAGAAACCATCTCTTTCATTGTGTATCGCATATTCTCTGCAATCCACAAGTTTTGGGCACCTCGCACATATGAGACGAAGTTGTTTTGTAACGTTTGAATCCGGTTTGTCGTTGTAAAACAAATCCGGGTCTGTTTGGCTGCAAAGTTGTTCCCCATTAAAATTTGGGTAACCCTTCGGGATGATCTGATGAAATGCCACGAATTGTGTTCTCCCGTTCTTTGCGTAGCCGAATGATGCGGTCTTCTCGCGTGCTGTTGTCAGGTCGAACACGATACCCGTTACGCCAAACAAGTTTCCCGGCAACCCCATCGAAGAAACTTTTTTGTGGCCGTACCCAATCTAGGCATTCCACGGTGAGATGGCAGGTGCTGCAGATAGCGACGCCGCTCGCGGCAGATGGGAATGTGTAGTGGTCGAACAGTGCCGGGTCTTGCCCTACGCATGGGGCTGTTTCAAAGTCCACTATTCCCCGTTCGAAAATGATGACCCATTGTTGCGTATAGGGGTTTACTTTTCAACACCCGGGGTGTTATTCGTCGTAATCGTCGTATTCGAATTCTTCAGCGAGCAGTTCGGCGCCCGCGTCGATCATGCCGGTCATGCGCCACGGCGGCATTTGTGAAGCGAAGGCTGCTAGTTGTGGGTGCCCGTCTTCGTTGACGTATTCAAGGAATGCGATCCATGAAGTGACCATGATTGGCCCTTCATCGGGTAGCAGTGAGGCAAGGGCCTGCATGAGTCGGTCTTCAAACGTGACCGGCTCTTCAGGTTCCTGCTTTTTACCCATGTGCCAAGGGTAGAGGATCAGCGGCCGTCGAGAGCCTTACAAATCGGGCAGCCTTTGTTTTCTAGTGTCGGTGACCAGACAGGTTGCCCACATCGTGGGCAGGTGGTGACTTTTGTGGGGTCTGCCATTAGGCCACCTTCCATGTTTTTGCTCGCAGGCTGCAGCCGTAGCGGCCTCCGTGCCAGTGTTTATCGCCCTCTCCGGGGCCTTTCCAGTTGAGAATGGTGTAGAACCCCATGTCCATGTAGAAACGGCTCCACTTGCTTCCCTTGGTGTGTAGGAGGCGGTATTGGATGACGTTGCCTTGCTTGACGCCGAACATGCGGCGCAGTTCTGGGCCCATCATCCAAGCGGCGCCCCTGACTAGCGGTGCTGTCATTTGGTAAGTGGATTGGTATAAGCCGTGTGATCCGGTTCCCCAGTATTGGCCGCGCCCTTCTCGAAAGGCTACGCATTTGCGATACGGCTCGAATCGGCCTTTAAGGTAGAACTTACCCTTGTAGGCGCTGTCTTTGATTCCTGTTTGATTTGGGTCTTGCCTAGTGGCCACCACTGCCGGCGGGGTAGATGGGACTTGCTTCATTTCAGGCGTTGCAATCAATGCAGCAGCCAATACAAGAGTTTCGAGCATGATTATCCGATCACTCGGGGACAGGGACAGAATTAGCGGGCTGTTAGGCGCTGTGCTAATTCGTGATAGCCGGGGGCTCGATCATCGAGCGCATCAAATTCTTCGGCTTTCATAGTTAGCCAGTGTGCCAGTTGCTCGGCAATTTGCAAAGAAAACGTTGAAATTGAACAGTTATCGGGCAACACACCGGCTAATGTGATGGCTATCACAGTACGCGGATCGTGGGCTTTCATTTGATTACCTCCCGCACTCGCTCCCAAGGCTGCGAGTACAAAATGGTTTCCAAAACGCTTGAATTTGGATCTCCGGCCCTGCGATGCAAATCAATTACCTTGATTACATGCGGATGCTGCGTGTTTATGACAAAACCCTTATAGGCCAAGGCTTTTTCGAATCCCTCGGTAGATTCAATAACTGTTTCACCGAGCAGGCTCTTTTTGACACTAAATCCGTGGATGACAAGAGTTTGTGGGGTTACAGCGAATCCCTCGGCGTACTCCAAGCCTTCTGTGTTGGAGCGGTTCCAAGCCCGGGTCCAGCATTCTCCGTCGTTTGGGCCTGTGGGGCTGTGTTGAACTATTTCCCATTCGGTGCCAAATTCATTGACCAGTTGGGCAAATTTGAAGCGCACATTTTGGGCTGCGTCTCTCATGACCGAGCCTTGACGGTGCCGTGGCCGCCACAGTTGTAGCAGTCTTTGATCTCTTTTCCGTCACTGCCCCATACGAGCCAATAACCTTTTCCGTCGCACGTTGCGCATTGGATTTCGTTCATTTTGTGTCTCCTCTCCTAGACAACTTTATTTTAGCACACCCGGGGTTAGGTGTTTACAGGGGGGTCAGGCAGTAACCCAAACAATCGCCGCATTACCCGTATCAGGCACGGGCCGGACTCTCCCAGAATCCTGCACCCACCCATCCTTCACAAGGCTACGCCTACAGGCTGACGCTGACTCATGCTTCCACTCCAGTAAGCGTTCTAACTGCCAGTCGCAAAGCCCGTCTCCTGACTCACGGATCGCGTCAAGTACGAGACGGCGCTTTGAGCCCGAGGACGGCAGGGCCCTCTGGGCTGCCAGTTGCGAGGACTGAGGGTGTTCGGCCCCAACTAGCACGACTTGGCGCTCTACCGGCTTCCTAGCCTTTTCTAGGGCTATTGGAGCGGTGAGGCCCGGATTGGTTTTCCGGCAGAAAGGGCAATAGCGAGGTCCGCGTTCAACACCATGGGGACATTCGAAATCAGACTCACATGATGGGTGAGCGTCGACTCCTACTTCGACCCATACGGGGTCAAGGAATTGAGCACACACCTTGCATGGAACTTTCATCCTACCTCCCTAGTTACCCGGGTTTAGAAAATTGTACCCCAATTGCTTACATGGGGGTTAGCGCTGACTGAAGTCTAGTTCGGCTTCAGCCAACTTGACAAAATAGCGCCCCCCAAAGAGCGCCCCATTCACAGTGTCTAACTTCCATGTGGCAAACGGATGCACCGGGTGATCGCGGCCGGCAAGCACGGTGAGATCTCCGTATCTGCTACGAATGTCTAGGACGGTGGCGTCCCCTGTCTCAAGGGGGATTACTTGACCTACGGCTGGCACCTGAATCATTGCTGTTCTCCTCGTCTGTTTTGCTTAGCCGCATTATCGAGCGCGCTAGCCAATACCGGCCATTCTTTACGCAGTTTTTTGCGAGCCTTTTCCATTGCCTCGGGATATGCGCCTTCGTATTCCCAAGCAGAAATAATTCCTAAAATATCTTGTGGATCATTCATTGTTTTTACTCCTAATTCTTACGTCGCTTGGCGTACTTGACCTGCAAGATCTCTCGCTGCTCAAGAGCAGTGATCCCGTTCTTGCCGGCAAGTGCCTCTTCAATGATCGTTTGAGCCTCGATTGCCTTCTCAGTCTTGTCCGTACGGTCAACTGCACACTTCCATTGAATGTCATCTTCACACTCGTACCAGAAAGAAATCGCTGTCCGTTCCGTCTTGATTTTTTCGTTGCGCCCGTTCCAGCGAGATGGCACTGACAACGTGGATCCGTCGGCTGTTGGTGCGCTAGCGATGCGCTTAGCATCACGGGCGGCTTTAGCGGCAGCGGCTTTCAAGCGGTTTGCTTCGCGCTCGGTGCGGTTCTTGGATTGGATCGTTGCTGGGCGGTTCAAGATCTCGGCGGGAGCCGATGGGTAGCAGATCGTGCAGGCAGTTTCGCCGGCCAGTTCCACGATCTCAATTTCAAGATCGGCACTGTATTGGGTGAGCCATTCGAACTTGGTAGTCGGGAAGCAAGTTGAGCAGCCGGTGGTTGAGTGAATGTGGCCGTTGCCGTTGATGACTAGGAAGGCGCGGGTCCAGCGTTCTTCTTCCCATACTTCGCTGAGTTCTTCGATCTCGAAAGAGATCTGCAGTAGTTGACGGTTTTGGTTTTCCCATTCAGCAATTGGGCGCTGCTTGTATTCGCTTGGATCGTTTTTCAAAACGGTGAGGGCTGTTTGGAAGTCGCCGTCCCATTGTCCGGTGCGGTAGTCGGACTTTTGTCCGGCTGCACGGCGGATGGCGTCTCGGGCGTAGTTGGATTTTATTTGGTGTTCCTCGCGTGCGAACAGCAATTCGGCTAGGCGTTCGTCTACCTGTACTGCGAGGTTTTTGATGCTCATTGGGTCTCCCGTCCCTTGATATAACCAGTTTAGCACACCCCCGGTTTAGTGTTACAACCGGGGGTGCATTACTTATCGGCGTGTCGCGGAATCAACCACGCGCTTCGCTTCCGCTTTGCTAATCACCCCGGTCTCAATCCATTTCTTAATCTTGGCCGTTGCTTCGGCTTTAGCCCGCTGACGAGCAAGACGATCAACTGCGGATCGAGATTCAACCACCGTGCCAGTAATTGGAGGAATGCCTTTTCTGTTGACTTTAACTTTTTGCGCTTTGAACGCCGCACGAAGTTGTTTTGCAAATTCCGGCCCAATAATTACGTTGGCAATAAACAGGTATACGCCGCAGTATTCGGGGCCGTGAGCCGCGTACTTATTTGAGGTCAGCGAGTGCGCAAGTTCGTGACAAATAATGTGCGGGTTTCGTGTCTGCACACCGAGGCTGATTCGATTGTAGTTACCGTGCGCTCCGCCTCTGCCCAGTTCGACGTAGACCTTGCGTGCTCCCCATCGTGCTCGGATTGCTCGTTTGTCTAGTGCTTTGTCAACGAAGGCTTGTAGTTCGTTGTTTGATATTTCTTGTGCCCATGTGGCAATTGCTCTGTCGGCCTCATAGACGCGAGATCGCTGTGTGTCGCGTGGTCTCATGTGTTCTCCCTTCCAGAACATAGTTTACCATACCCCGATTTAGTGTCCGACACACCCCCCCAATACATGAACCTAACCCGGGGCATGATATGCTTTTCATGTAGCGAGAGAGAGGAAAGAAAATGAAAATATCGGGAGAGCAGCCTAATTACGCAGTAGCCGAGGCGATTGGTCGGCTAGCCGATCACTTAGCACGAGGCGAGAAGGTGACGCTGGAACTTGAGACTCAGGGGGAAAATGTCCGAGTCTCCGTTAATAATCATCTTGTCTTCGTTGTGAAGGGGTCACTATGAGCAACTTTTTGGACGTATCCGGGACATACACCAAAGTCGAAGAATTCGGCGAACACGTTGTCACCAACATCATCAAGAACGGCGCTACTTACGCCGGACCGACAATCACCAAGCAACAGTGGGCAGCGATCAAGAAAGCCCAATCGCTTGTTAAGCGGTGGGTCGAAGCCGATAAGAAAGCCACTGAGTATTACAAGCAGACACGCTATTGGTTAGTCAATGGCACGGGGTCCGCTAAGCAGATTGATCAGGGGATTGCTCGGTTGACCGCTTGGGAAATTAAGCGGGGCAACATTCGGGAAGATCTTCATGACCTTGGGTTTCACGAGTTCTAGGAAAGGAACAATTCATGTCCACTTCAACGGTTGTCGTTATTACTACTTTCAAAACTAAGTATGCGGCTGTGCGCCGTGCTGCTCTTCATGCTTCACAGGAGGATGGCTCGTATTGGAACGGGTCTGAGTCTGTTTCTATTCCTAGCCTTAATTATCGCGCTGTTCGTGGGGATAGCCGTAGTGAGTGGTTGGTTGTGCGGGATCTTTTTGAGCGTGATTTTAAGTTTGGTACTGCGACACGCGATGTGGAGGAGTGACCCCAATACAAACACCTAACCCCGGTTATGGTATACTGAGAATACAACGGAGAGAGGAAACCCCATGAACACCACGAAAACTCAAGTCCGCTCAGATTGGCGCTACGTCCGAGAGTGCATCCGTCAAGCAGACACCGCATTGAAAAACGACGACGTTGAAACCTTACGTTTACTCGCGCTTGAGATCACAGGTGGCGCCGCCACTCTGCTCCAGTACTTATACGACAACCACGACATTGATCTTTAGACCTGATTGAACTGCTTACCCCGGGTTGTCGTTGAGACGGCCCGGGTTGCGTTTACGTCAACCCCGTTGGTGTTCGATCCGACTCGCCCACTGATCGTGTTCTGATCGGTGACAGTTTCAATCACCATGTGACGGATACGCCCAGTGAGCATTTTTACATGCACCGTGCTGTACTTTTTGATTGTTTGCATGAGGCCAGTGTATTAGAACGATGGCGAGAAGTTGAGGTTACTGAATTGGTTGTCTTGACCAATAGTGATCGGTGACACGTTAGGAATGTTTTTACCCGGAGGCTCATACAGGGCGAGCAGCACGGCTTCCGCCCGATCAGGGCTTGATACCCCACGGCGTTTCATATCGACTTTAGATTCGATCTGTATACGCCCGCTGCTATCTGACTTGAAAGTAGGGCCGGCAAGTTGTGACATAACCTTGCGGTCATTATCGAGGCGGACATCCTGAGATCCGTCCTGACGTGGCTGCAGCAAGGCACGCCCGTTCCACCACAATTCAGCACGAATATTACGAAACTTTTCGGGATCCTTGGCACGCTCGGCAACGTTAACGGGAATGATCTTGCCCTTGTGGCGGCCTTCATCTGACCATTTCTGCAACATGGACACGACACCCCAACCAACGCCGATAGTGTCAATCTTGACCTTTACCGGCTCAAGGACGCCCCGCTCAACGTGTTTAGCCTCCGCTGCATGTATCTGGTCCATGCACATTTTTGCTACGTCCACGGCATTCTCATTAGCGGATCCTGAAGAGCGGTGAATAACTTTAGTGACGTAACCGTCTGCTTCAGCGATCACGAATTCGTCACCGCCGTCTGCCGCAATGTCGATACCGAGCCTGATTGCCTCGGAGGGAATGGGGTCATTGTTTTCAATGGATTTCTCGCACCATGAGAACGGGATGACTTTGTTCGCTGTTGAGCGCGGGAACCGTGCCCACACGCGGGCTTCAACGAATGGGGAATCTGCACCAAATTCGCTAATGACATCATCGACCCATCTTTGATCCACGAGGTGTTTGGTGATCAAATGCTCTGACACTTGTGGTGGGCATGTTTTACAGATTCCCACGGTTTCGCCTGTGAAGTTTGGTGTGTCGTAGGCACCGATTTGGATCGTGTGGTACAGGGGACTCGTGTAGCACCGTTCGAACCATGAATCTTCTTGATCGGTTGGTGGGTTACCGAGCAGTAGGAGGCGCGTGTTACCGCCGGTCATGAGGGCTTCGAGGGCGCGGCCTACCACTTCACCGATACCGCCGGCTTCGTCAACGACGATGAGGAGGTTTGGTGCGTGGATGCCCTGTGTGGCTGCTTCATCGTATGGGGACGGGGAGAATCCGTAGGCCACGAGGTCGCCGTTGATTTTCCATGTCTGTGTGAGGACTTCGCCGGGGAGTTTGGCGATGTAAGCACAGCGGCGAATGTGGGGCCAGATAATGTTGCGGACCTGACGGTGTGTTGGTGCGATGGTGATTGCGAGGGCTGTACCGGGTGCGTGGGAGGCGATCCACCACGACACGATACGAGCAGACAGGTGACTCTTTCCGGGGGCGTGACAGGCGCTCACGGCGGTTCTCTGGTTCTTTACGACACTGTGAGCGATCTCGATCTGCTTAGACCATAGCGTTTCCCCTAGGCCCTGCTCAATGAACTCGACGGGTAGACCCTCATACATGGCCCACGGGTTATCAATCTCGGACTCTAAGAGCATGTTGAGGGCGGCCTTCTCTTGAGGTGAGAGGGCCGCATAGATTTCATAGCGCTCTTGCGTGGTAGCGGAGAGCACTTTGTCGACGAGGCGCATTGGCTAGTTGGCTACCTCATAGGTCGCCTCGAACGTCACGGCGTCACATGGGTAGTAGTCGCCTTCTACGCCTTCAATGATCCAATCGTTTTGATACACGGCGATCCAGTCATGGAATTTGTTCCAAATGGATGCGGGCGGCGTTTTAATGCCGGGCATTGGCTGCACGATCATAAACTTACTTTTCCCGTCGATACCGACGCCTACCCATTCCTGCATTGCTTCAGTGTTGTCTTCGGTCCACTGCATGGCCTGTACAACGATGGGCTTTTTACGGGCTGCTACTACGCTCATTGGGTTTCTTCTCTCTTCTCCAGAACCTTGGACACTTTACGCTCAAGATCTTCAGTTGACACGTCGATGCGTACGGCGCCGCCGTCTGCTCCGGTCAGTTCGGTCTTTTCCATACGAGCAAACTTCTTAGCCCGCGTGCGCTCTAACCACCATGACGATGCCTGCCATGTGCCGGTTATTGCGGCCTTTTGGATGACTGCAACGTGGAGGGCTTCTGCTTTTGCTTGCGCTTCCTCTATAGCGTTCACAAATTCCACAAACGGGAGTTCATAAACTGAGGGTGTGTATTCGGGGTCGGCTTTCATTTGGTCTTGGATTGTTTTTCCTCGGTCCATCCAATTATAGAAAGATGTCTTGCCTATCCCGGCTGCTGCTACGGCTGTTTCAACGTAGTTTCCGCCTTGAATGTAGCCGACGATTTTTTCTTGCAGTTCGGGGGTGAGG